GCGGAGAAAGCGGCCAAGACTGCACCAAAAAAGAAAGCAGTCGCCAAGCCAAAGACTCCACCACCAACGGATGGAGGCAACGCCAGCCCACCAATCGAAAACGCCAATATTCGGAAACAGAAACAGAAAGAAGCAATCAGGCGCAAAGGACCACTCTCGGCTAACGATCTAGCCGCATTTCTTAGCGACTAAACTTTAATTCTTAAAATTCAAAATTCTTATTTAAAATGGCATTAGCAACTTCCTATAATGTGGATGGAGTAAAAGGTGCAAGAGAGAACCTTGAGAACCTTCTCAAGACTGTCGAGCCTACCGAAACTCCTCTTTACTCAACTCTCTCCCAATCTGCCGCTCCTAAAGCGACTCTTAACGAATGGTTAGTCGATTCCCTTGCCGATCCTGAGATCGGAGGCGTAATCGATGGCGTTGATCTTGATCTTAGCACCGCTCAGAACTTGATCGATTCCCGCGCTCGTCTTGGCAATCGTGTTCAAACTTTCCGTGACTACTTTGCAGTCTCCCGTCAGGCTGAAATGGTCGAAGTGGCTCCTGGCGGATCGCTCTTCAATGCCAGCAAGGCGAAAAGTCTCATTCAGTTGAAAAGAAGTATCGAGACTGCTATCGGTTCAGGAAATGACCAGGTTGCAGGCACAGGTTCTGTAGGTTCTCTTTTATGTGGACTCGGAACTTGGTCAAATCCATCCGCAACTGGTAACACCTTTGACACTTCTTTAAAGCAACAGTTTCGTGCAGTAAGTGGTTCCCGCGTATCCTTGGCATCTTTAACCGAAGACGCACTTCGCGGACTTCTTCAGTCTGTGTACACCGCTTCCGGCGCTAAGAGCAACTTCAAGTTGTTTGCTGGTCCAGCCGTGATGAACAAGATCACCGACTACACTCGTGCGACTGTTACTAACAACCCAAGCTACCAGTTCACTCAAGATGTAAGTGGTAAGTCCTTGATTAGAAGTGTTTTAAGCTATGTGAGTGACTTCGGAACCATTGATATAATCCCTGATTTATTTCTTGGACGAGTAAACGGCACTCCATCCGGTACAGACACCGCTGAAGGCGTAGTCAATACCGACCGTGCTTATCTCATCCCTGACGATGACACCGTATCCTTAAAATTCCTGGAAGGTATCTCCGTAATGGAACTGCCCGACAACGGTGGTGGAAAACGGGCCTTCTCAGAGTGTATGGCCACTTTGCGCATTGGTAATCCACGCGCGCTAGGTTCCATAATTTAATTATTCATATCAGACAATTAGTAGTTGTTTGTTTGTTTCATGTGTATTCAAGGGGGCCGGCTTAGGGGTAGGCCGGCTCCCTTTTTTTTATAAGAATGAGTCTTAATATTATCATCCGAGGAGGGAAAAAAGGAAGGAGTTCGCAAGACGAAATTGCGTACTATCTCCGAAAAGCAAACGAGCAGGCCGCCGTTCGAGAGAAAGCAGGCTATGCCAAGCGCCAGGAGCAAGTACGCCAAGCCGCTAAATCCCTCGAGGGGGGCAAGGGCAACTTTCGTTTAAAACGAGTTACAGATATGACGACCTACCTTCGTCATGAGCAACAAAACCCAGGGTGCTGGGCAGATAAAGGATTCACTAAGGACTTCGAAAAAGCCAACCCCGAGTGCAAAGTTAAACACTAAAGATTTACATTATGGCAAATTACGCGACCGCAACCTATTCGGAATTAAAATCTAGGTTTCGTGCATTAGCTGGGCTTGATGCCTTACAGGCAACTGATGCGAGTTTCCTCAGAGATTTAGTAAATCGTGCGGCCCGTATAGCCCATGAGCGTTACCCTTGGCCACAATTTACAGTAGTAGGTGAAAGTGTCGCAGTAGTCACTAGCGATGCCAACACTTTAAGAATATATGGAACGAGTAACAAATTGGCTAATGATGCCAATGTAGTTTTTCGTATTCATAAAGAAGATCCGACCACAACTCGCTACCCTGATGAATATACATTTCTTACCGAGATGGACTCAGGTGGTTACCCATCTGTTAAAATCATTGAACCTACCGCATTAGACGGTGTAAATGTTTACATTACATACCGCAAAGATTTGCGGGGCGAAATAAACTCAGGATCAGCAACTACTGGCTATTATGGTGATGAAGCTGGGGACGAGCAAAATGTTCCAAACTTCTTTTTCGATTACCTAGCGCATTCCGCATATGCAGGATTTTTGCGGGGGGATGGACAGACCGAGAAGGCTTTTGCAGAAGAGCAGAACGCAGAAGCTATGCTCGCCCTGGAGATTGATTTAGTACGAGAGCAAAGTCGCCAATACAGAAACGACATTTTGCAATATCGCACACCCTCACAATTCAGAAGGCACAATATACAAGCAGGTGGGCAACCTATTAGCCCAAGTGTCGCTAATGTTCAATAATGGCAAGAACCACAACATTTGACTCGTTAAAAAAGCGCTTTCAAATGGCGGCTGGTTTGCCGACCTTAACAAGCGTAGACGAGTTTTTCTTTAAGGAGTCTGTAAACGCTAGGGCGCAAACTGCTTGGCATCGATGCAAATGGCCCGAGCTTCAAAAGATTGTGGAAAAAAGCGTGGCGGCCACATCCAACCCTGCGGCAGATAAGGCGGTACGAATCGACAACGATTTAGATGTGATGGAAATCCACCAGGTATGGACCAAGAATCCGTACACGGATCGCAATGCCATACTCTTAGATTTCAAATTACTAGATGGGTATTTAATTTTGCCAGCGGATAGCTCAATAGATTCGGTTTTTATCGTAGGCACAGCAGTTCGCCCAACCTATGGGCCTGATAGCCCTGACGAGCAGAACATCCCTGAGTTTTTAAGCAATTATATAACTGCCGGATGCTTGTCAGACTTTCTTCGTGGAGATGGCCAAACTGAACCCGCATCGAGGGAAGAAAACCGAGCGGAGGAATATTTATTTTTAGAAATAGATCGGGCAGAACGCCTGCAATCACAAAACAAAATCACAATCAATTCATATCCGAGCTACAGCTTCGGAGTATCAATTTTATCAACCACTTAACCACTTATAAAAATGGGTCTAGCCAGTATAAATGTCTTAAATTCAATGGGCGCAAATGGATGCGTCTATGTAAACGGAACCTCCGCAACGAATGGCAGTTTTGTCGCTGTCCAATTCACCGAACCATCAGTCATTGGTGCATTAACCGGTATCATGGATAACTCGGCAGACTTAATTGCTGATGGCACATCCTTTGGTGCAGGCCAGGTAATCTATGTTCCCTTCACCAGTATCACATTAACCAGCGGAGCCGCCATTCTGTATAAAGGTAGCGTCTAATGCCCGAACTTGGACTCAGACTTTCCATTGGGGAGGTAGATGCTGATAGCATTATCGGTCCACCCATCGGCGGACCACCCGCACCTGATGGCGTAATCCAAACAGAGGCGGAGGACTTTCTGCTCGTGGAAGCGGGGCAATTTTTAGCATTCGATTAAGAGGAAATAAATTATGGCGAATAAACGCATTTCAACACTTGACCCATTAACTACTCCAGCAGACGGGGACATTTTGCCGATCACCGATGTGGATGACCTTACAGGATCTGCACAGGGTACTACCAAAGGAGTAACCGTAAACAATTTAATGGGCCAAGCTCCCGTACAAAGCGTAAACACAGCAACAGGTGCAGTAGTATTAGATGCCGATGACATTGACGATACTTCAACCTCGCACAAGTTTGTCACCGCATCCGACATTACGAACCTTAGTAACCTGAGTGGTACGAATAGCGGTGACCAAGACTTGAGTGCATTAGCCACGCAAGTCTCTTTAGGTAATCACGAAGCACTTACATCAGCAGTACACGGTATCTCGGCATTTGGTGCGACTCTTGTAGATGATGCAGATGCCGCAACCGCACGGACGACCCTGGGTCTAGGCACAGCCGCCACTACCGCATCGACTGACTACGCAACATCTGCACAGGGGGCATTGGCAGACTCTGCCCAGCAACCACCCACGGAAGGAGCATTCGTAGACGGCGACAAGACAAAGTTGGATGGAATCGAAGCATCAGCAGATGTGACAGATGCGACCAATGTAGAAGCCGCTGGTGCATTGATGGACTCTGAGGTTACCAACCTTGCCCAAGTAAAAGCATTTGATTCAGCCGACTACGCAACTGCGGCACAAGGCACATTAGCAGATAGTGCTACTCAACCAGCAGACAATGTTTCCACACTCACCAATGACAGCGGATACATCACAGGAGTAACTGCTGGGGAACTTGGAGACTTTGACTTTGATGATAATCCGATATTTGGATTTGCGGCAAAAGTAGAGACTCCAACGATCACAGCAAATGCTTATACACTAGTAGCCGCAGATAACGGTAAAGTATTAGCCTTAGATAATGGAGCTACAGCTATGACTCTCAATGTAGATACCGGGTTACCAGCCTCCTTTAATTGTAGCTTTGTACAAAAAGGAGCGGGTCAAGTATCATTCGCAGGTACAGCAACAGTTAACAACAGACAGTCTCACACGAAGATCAACGGTCAGTACGGAGTAGCGAGCATTGTTGCTTACGATACCGACACTTACATCTTAGCCGGAGACACCGCTTCTTAATAGATATGTTCGT